CAATGCCGGTATCCGGCATACCCCAATCAGTCAAAATATCAATACCAAACTGATCAGGATTTAACTCCGCTTTTGCCCCTTGTGAGCGCAACCACTCAATGATCTGATATTTAGCCGAATCATCGGCCTCGTAAAGATTGCGATCAAACGGCTTCGAAGAAGGCTTCATGCTGTCATGTGCTCCATCTTCTCTGCAATTTGCGCATAGCACCACAAATACCCTGCGGCATCAATGACACTATCCACATGCAAAAGATCCTTGCGATAATTATTTTGCAAACGAGCAAGCTTCACGGAAACCATGAACATTGCACCTTGGGCAGGAGTTAACTCCACACCCGAAAAAGCACGAAAAATATCAACCACCCGAGAATAGTCATCGAACGGATGATTGTATTCTTCACGACGCTGCCCGTGGGTCAGCTCGTGAGCCTTAAGCAAAACCTCATCAATTTGTTTAGACATTATTCCTCGTCGCTGAGAGCCATATACTCTGCGCCACTCATCTTCAGAATACGGCCATCTGGCTCGATAGCAACCCAGGTTGGTGCATCCGGATCGCAAGTGCATCCGGACAACTTCTTTGGGTCATGAGTAACCAAGAAATTACAACGTAAACAAACAAGAGCATGAATCATATTAAGCTTTCTCTGCGAACAGAACAACAATCTGCTTATCATCAGAATACGCCACACCATTCAACGCATCCAAAACAGACTTAACGTAATTATCAATATCACCACGCAACCGCTTAACCGGCTGCTCAACTTCAGGATTCGGCTGCACACGCTCAATCTCCAACTCAATCTGATCATGCACAAAACGCAACCGAACAGCCAAATCGCCCTCTTCAAACAACGGACCCTTATACATCTCAGCAATAGCAGCTTCATGCAAAGCCGTAGTCTTTGGTGTGTACGCAAAACCACGCTTTGATATTCTCGGGCGTTGCTTCGCCCGGGGACGAATCTTGAAAATCTGGTTGTACTTAAACTTCTTCACGGACGAAACCCTTCCGACATAGGAACATCAGAACCATAACACGTCTCAACAATCTTAGTCAACTGTTCAACAGCATCCTCACGACCATGAAACTTACCCCACCTACGATCTGCGCCCACAAGCAAATTATAGGCATGATTGATCGGGGTGCCATGCTCACGCATCAAATGAACTAGACGCACAAGCGTGTTCGAGCGGTCAGAACCCGGTAACGGGCCATGCCACCAAATGTTAGCAATATACGCATTAATATGCTTGAAAGATTCCTGAAGGTCGGGGGGCAAACCCTGAGGAACCTCAACCTTGCGACGCTGAACCTTAGACATTTCAGCCAAAGGAAATAAATCAATATTGCTGGCACGATGCGCATACGCATGATCAAGAAACTCTTCCAAAGGAAGAGGATTATCATTAGCGTCCAACATAAACCTGTTCTCCGGAATGCCATTACAGCCACCCGGATAAGGCAAACGAACATAGTTACCCAAACCCGAACAAATCTCTTGCTTAGGATTAACCTCCTTGGCAGGAAGATTGATCACTTGGTGGGCAGCCAGGAACGCACGACGCATAATCCAAGCCGGCACCCAATCATCAGCAAAAACCCAAACATGATAACCACGTCGAGTTTTCTCAACATAAGAAACAACACCCTTCAAAAAGAAAGCCGTCTGAAGATTACGTGCCGAATCAAGATCATCAACATCAATATCCGAACAACCCCACTTGACAGTGGAGTCGTCAAGCAACGGATAAACCCCGAAATAGAAATCGCCATTCAAATGTGAGGCGAACATATCCGAAGTCACCGAAGCCTTGACAGACCCACCATCCCAAGTGCCGTACGCATCTGTACGACCGTCAAAAAGCTCAGAAAATAAATCAACCGAACTAGAAAGATTGCTCATAAAAATTACCCTGCTGATACTGCGTCGGCAAAGCACCACTAAGATCAGTCAACCGACCCGTAGCGGTATCCAACTCGAAATCAATATCATCAACAAGCTGACCAGCTGGACGCTTATTCTTCAACAAAGAAACCGTCACAGTAAACTCATGAATCCTGGCTTCGCTACGCAAATAATCCAAACGATCCTGAGCACGCTCAGAATGCGAACGATCAAGCTTCTCAATCAACTCATTGATCTCCGCAGCAATCTGATACTTCTTACGACGAACACCAATAATACTAGTAGCCTGCTGTTCACCACCGTACGAACCCGAAGACATAGTCAACTTTGCACCATCAGCACCAGCAGTACGAGACGTCTGATGCAACACAAGCATCGGAATATCGTGACGCCGACCAAAACCCTTCAAGAAAGTAGCCTTATCCGGAACAGTTTCACCAGCCTCAACCAAATCCAAATAGTCAACAACAACCAGCTCAGGCACCCGACCCCAAACATCACAAACCTCGTTATAAGCACGCTCCATATCCGAAGCAGCCAAAGGCTGATCAAACACAGCAAGATTCGGGAAATCCTCTTCAGCCGTACGACGCAACAACCTAATCGCATCAGCATCATCAGCAGCCACCCGAGCCTCAAGTTCACGAGCATCAATACGATGCTGAATACAAGTCAACTTAGTCAACACAAGCTGACGAGGCTCATCAGGAATGAACATCGCAATATGCTTATCACGATTATGACGCAACGCATGCATCAACAACAACGTCTTGCCACCATGAGCGAACCCGAGCATCATCGCAATTTCACCAGGCGCAATACCACGCAACTCCGCATCAATTCGAGGAATACCCAAATGAATACGTTCCTGCGGAGACTGAGCCCAACGAACAAACGAATCCGCAGCATCAGCTAACGGAGAATACATCCGATACTCAGGTTCAGGTGGGGAAGCGGACTTCCCCACCAAATCCCAGCCGGCAGCAATATCTTCCGGCGACAAACGCATTACTTAGACCGAGGCGGCCAGTAAGCCTTCTCACCCTCAACAGCCTTGAAGTGAGGACGCTTAGGATTCTTATCAAGCGAATCACGGTTGTCATAAATCTTCGTGACACCATCACGCTTACAAGCCTTAATCAACCAATCCGGAAGATCACCATGCTGCTTACCAACAACACGAATATCGCCACCCGAAGAAGAAACCTCAGTAGCACCAAACGCCTCACGCATCATATTCACAGCCTGAGCATTCTGATCCTGCGAACCCTGCGGAGAACCATAAATGGTGTCCAACATGATCTCAGAAACCGACCCGAAAATGTTTGCAAACTCACCAATGCGAGCATCAACAGTCAACGACTTATCAGTCATATCAGCTGCGATCTTCGCACAAACCTGCATAATAATTGCTCTGTCCTTATCCATTACGCCTCCTCGACGCTAGTGGAGCCTTTGATGTGCGCTCCTTTACACATTGACCAAACTGGACACCACCTATCAGAACACAGGAAGTGCTGGTCGTTTATCAGCCAGCGTTCATCTGGCAAATAAATCTTACTAAGAAGAATACCATTAATCAAGGCTTGAGCCTGCTGAACAACCCAAGAACCATGACCCTCAGTACGCTTCACCGAAACAACCTGACCCGAAGACGAAGCATTACGAATCATCACACCAAACGAAAAATTCGAAGGATACTGAAGCACACCCGCCCGAACCATCGCCTCAACATACAAAGCCGACTGAATATTCTGAGTCTGCTTCTCCACCTCAGAATACTTACGAGCACTCGTTTTCCAATCCCACAAACCCGAAGGATGCACATAATCAATAGTACCCTCAAAGTACAGCTCATACTCATAAAGAGCATTCTTCACCGACCCGACATGCACAGCAAACTTATGCTCCGTCTCCCCACCAAGTGGGACGACGGGCAGAATATCACGAACCCAAGCAGAAGCCATCGAATGAATATGAGTATCCCACTTAGCAGGATCAGTATTCGTAACATAGATCTGCTTGTTTTGCGCCCACAAGTCTTGCTCAGCCGAACGAAACGCATGAACCGCATAATCGCCGGCATCGGCAGAATCAATCTCATTATTGAGAATAGCTTCAATAGCCGTATGGCAAGCCGTACCCATCATCGCTGAATCATTTTCACGACGCAACTCAGGATTTTTCTCCATGAGCCGAGCACGCTCAGGACACATCAAAGCATCATTAAGCCAAGACTGACGGACATAAATCTTGTCATCGTCAACAAAACGCATTAGAATCCAATCTGTAGATTGTGAACGGAACGAGCACACCCGACCTTACGGTCGGTGTGCGAGAGTATCCTGTGCCCCCCTCCGTAGGTTCCCCCCACGCTAGCACAGCTGTCAAGTATCGATCAAGTATCCTTGAGAAAACCCCAAGGCGACCAACCTTTGCCATGCTTCATGTGGGCGTAATTGTAAATAGCCAACCCGGCACGAAGATTAATTTCTGGGTCAAATAAATCCGAACGAGCGTTCAGGAGGTCCGCATCAGAAAGATACTTGACCCAGAAACCATTGATTTGCAACAACCCGAAACTACCCCCATTAGGGTCAGTAGGGTTATGCACATTGTCGTAACACCTTGATTCACGCCACAAAACCCGATCAAGCATCGGCAGCTGCTGGGCTGACCAGCCCACAGACTGCGCCAGATTCCACCACTCAGGACATTTAGCACTAACTGGCGGTTCCACCCGAGAATACTCCTCATGACGAGAATATGGGGTCAAACCACCCCACGAATCGATGGGCAGAATTGTGATAATAACTGCTGAAATCAAGGCTTTAAGCACTATTTACTCCTTTAGCGCAAGTAGAAGTGTGTCTTCCATCTCACGTTTCAATCGGGCAGCTAACGCCAGGTCATTATAGATATGCTCATATCGTAACCTGTCTGTAACATTCTCGAGTGTTTCCATCAACATTAACTTATGCGTCAAACCCTGAATAGCAGTACCCATCAAAGAAACAGCCACCCGAAGTTCACTTAAAGTTGCAGATATATCAACAGTGGGCTCTAATGGTCGAGCATCAATCATTACAACCCTTTTGCAACTCAGCCTTCAAAGCAAGCTGACGGAAATATTCAAACTCTTTGACAGCATCATACAACTCACCACCTGGCTCACCATCTTCTTCGTCAGTCAAGATTTGCTCACCACTTTCCTGAAAAATGATAGCGTTCTGATAACCATCGGAATCCTTGTACAACATCAACATAATTCGATGCTCTTCTTCTTTGTTCAGATCGTATGCTCTGCCCGTAGAAGTAATCAAGAAACCTTGATACACACTCAGACGATTAGCATTCTCTGTATTAAGAAGCGCATACGGATCATCCGCTGTGCTAATTGGCACGATGAACGGCGGCTCTGAAGAAAAAGTTTGAACACCAAAAATATGCGGCGGCGCCCGAAAAGCATCACCTTCGACTTTATTCAAACCCTTCAAAACATCATTAACGATAATTTCAAAGTCCTTTGTTGCTGACATGAATACCCAACTTTCGATTAGACCCACGATCCAAAGTGACACCACCCCAAATCCCAGATGAACTTGTTTTTATTCCATACTGAAGACAATCCTTACGCACCTTGCACATTAGACACATACGTACGGCTTGCTTCCTGTTACGAACATCCTCGCCCGAATCACCATGGTTAGGAAACCACCATCGAGTGGGACTGTTCTTGCAATTTGCTTGAGCCATCCATTCCTCACGCAAATGAGGAAAGGAAATAACTTCAGCATTAGACATCTTTTGCCTTCTTGAAAAGATTAGCAATCTGCTGAACAGCAGCATCCGCAATCAACGCAGACTTCTTATCAATCGCCAAATCAAACTCTGACTGCATGTTGTAGTTATCCATGAAACTGCGCATGAACTCAGAAACTTCCATGTTGATCATGGTACGGAAACGACTACTGTTCATCAAAGCCGAAGCAATATCTTCCTTGTTGAGATTTGTGTTTCGCTTCAAATACTCATTAACAATCGTCTGATGATCAATAGAATCTTCGATGCCCTCACGAATATATTCTTTGACAATCTCTGCTGTTTGGGTCTGGAAGTTTTGATCGTAAGCAACAGAATCAATCAACTGATCTTGAATCGCTTGCTTGAGCAGATCAATCATCTGAGCGTTGCGATACCAATCACCACGACTCATTTCTTCCTTGATCATATTGATTACGCTGTCTTTGGTGAAAGAATTTATTCCAGCTTTGACACGCTCATCAATAAGATCTTGCATCGTTGAATCCAACTGGACTGTTGCTTCAACTGGTTTGACTTTGATTGTTGGCATATATCCTCCTGTTATCTGAACTCTGCTAAACGCTTATACGGCTCAAAATCGAAATGCTCATACAACTCGTCCCAACATGTACAGTCCCACGAACCACAAAACAGGCAACAAGTACATGAAGGACAATGAGTAACAATCGCAGAAGCAGGAACAGTTTCCTGCAACTTGCATGTGTAGCAATCAATCAGCGACTTATCTTCGCTGATGTACGTAGTGAAAACATCAAATTGCTCGAAAATATCATCAATCCTAGATTCGAGTTTGTCATCACCAATCTCATCCCAAGAAGCCATAGCAACATCACCATCGGCACCGGAATACGATTCGATACTCCAACCACCATACGAACTGCCGTATGAACCCAACGAAGAATACACACGGCTGTACTCGTACGAATGGTTAGACCACCACATGTCCTTATCCCAATGACCATCAGACTCATTCAAAATATAAAAATCATATTTTGCATCATCATCAACAGTCAAAAAGACAAGCTTTGAACCCTTCGCCCAAGCCTCCAATTTCTTGAAGTACTCATCATCATCCAAAGCAGTAATGCCACCAACTGCCGGCATGATATCCTGGGCAAAGACCTTAGTATCCGAACGAACATCACCAGTGGGCATCTTCACCGGCAAAATACCGTTATGCCCCACCACACTAAGACGACTGTCACCTAGAAAAAACGGATGACAATTATTGATATTCGTAGAACCATGCGTGGCCCACCTAAAGTGGAACATCGCATGACCCGGATTAGATTTACGCAACTCAGTAAACTGATCAGCAACCTGATCAAAATTCATACCATGACCAGTAAGAATACGCTTACCAGTCGAGATAGCGAAACCAAAACCATCAGGATTATTGAACGCAGCGTTAGCAAAACGATCCAAATCCGGATCAACATATTCTGGAATAAAAGTTAACAAACACATACGGCCTCCTGATTAACCGATAACACGCTCAGAGATACGCTGCGCAAGAATTGCGTAACGATCCTTGAACTCACCTTCATTGACCCAAGCCTTGAAAGAATCAAAAGCAAGAGCATTATTCTTCATTACATCCACAGTCGGAAGAGCCGCCGTATACCTGTAAGCAGCGTCAGCCATCTGAATAGCAGCCTGAACAGTCTCGACACGCAAAGACGGACGGAAGAAACGCAACTCAATCGTCGCACGATTACGCAAATTAATCGCACAATAACGATTATCATTTATCGACTTAGCCTTAGCCATATCCATAAACGAATGCCCCGTCCGTGCGTCTTCGTCAAACCAACCCTGACGATTCAAGAAAGCCTTGATATCCCAAGACGCATAACCCGACTCACGACCAGCAAACTTGATCATCTCCGCAGAGTTCTTGTACATCAAATAAAAGAACTTAAACAAATGCTTCGGACCCGTAAACGCACTACGAGACATATGCAAATGCAAACCACAAGAACGACGATTCCAAGCCTTGAAACTCAGATCACTCAAACCAGAAATGGCTTTCCAATTGAAATTGTGCATATACCAATCCATAGTCATTGGCATCGTCACAATCTCGAAACCACTAGACAGCGAACCATCATGCTTCAAATAAACCTGATCTTCTCCAAGCGAGTTGTAAACATGATCCGCACCTTCTGCATACATGTATCCGCATGACTCGGTCTCAAGTTCCATACCGATATACAGTTCTGTCGGCTTGCTTTGCGAAACATACAAAGCCCCATCCTCAAACTTGTAATCCAAACCGCTTGGCTGAGGCCAAGTAACTTTGCCATGCAAACCTGAATAAAAGTACATCGTGTCCGGACGATAACTGTAATCATAGACACCGCAATCATCCATCATTTGACGCTCCTCATAGTAGCTTCGATCATCCAAGTGCTCGCCGTAGCAACCCTCACAACGCCATTCACCGTCATAATCCGATGTGTAACGATCATCCGTGTGATACGACTCACCACACCCGTAACAATCGAAAACATCTTCATCATTTTCCTGTGGCATTACACGCTCCTAATTTTTAGTAACCTACTTGACCTTCCTCGGGAAACCCTTGTTTTGTAAGGGTTCCAGCGGCTTTCAATTGATCAGGCGTCAAACCTCTCCGAACAACAAACTCAATGATTTCATCAATCGAAAAGTTCTCAGCCAACAACGGAAACTCAGACTCCAAATACTCCTTGAAATCGGAAAAATCACTTTGCGTCATGAGCATCTATCAAACGCATGTAGTAAAAACTACGCTTGTTTGTCCAATCATAATCAGCACGACACTCAACCGAAAAACCCAACGGCTCCAGATAAGACTCGAAATTCTTTTTCGTCTGAGAAAAATGATTGTAAACCGGTTGATGATTAGAAGCAGCCTTCTTTGGATGCGTATACTCAACAACCCGAACCCACTTAGACCTGTTACGACACAAAACCTCAAGCATCTTCGACATAGTAGAAATACGATGCTTCGGCTTCCTCGTAGTTGGCTTAGGTTCTTCAAGAACTTCAGTTACTTTAACCCTAGGATTCCTAATAGTCATTACTTATTCTCCTTGTACGCAGGGTGATTACGCATCACCCATTCTTTTGACAACCGCATGTTCCGATATTTGCGTTCCGACAAATAATCCAAAACACAAATCAATAACGGAAACACAACAACCAAAACAAAAAACATCAACAAACCAAAAGACAAAACCCCAAACATGACCCACCCGATCAAAATAAACCCGACCCGAAAAACCCCTGGAACTCGATGAAAGGCGTGGGGGCTCGACGGTAGAAAGGGGAAGAACCGTCAAGCCCCCACAAGACCGGACAGCGAGAGAACCACCAACTCACTGCCCAGTCAGAAACACAATCGTTATCCCTTGAACTTAGTAAACGACTGTGACGCAACCCCAGAAGGTGGCTGGACAACCAACTCACGGTCGAAACGAATACGCTGTTTCGGATTCTCGTGAGCAATCATGTCGCCCTCAGCATTCTCCCAATGGGTCTCAAGATCACCAACACTCACAATGTTACGCACCCACAACGAGAAACCTGCGCTGATCTTGTTCTGCTTGATGAACTCATAATTCACCCAAGCCTCACGACGCACACCATCCTCGACGATGAACGAAACATTCGCATTAGTAGCACCCTGCTTACGAGGCGCATTCAAACCAGCGATAATCAACTGGCTGAAATCCGTTACATCAATCTGATCACCATCAATATCTTCAATGATGATTCTTTCCTGAACTGAACTCATATTCTCTCCTTTTTGTTTGAGATCATCTTGCCCCACGCCCTCGTGGGGGCAAGTGATCGAATGATTACTGTTTCTGTACTGCATCTTTCACTAAACTGAACGACCAACGAGCATCCCCATCACCCCACTCAGGGTCATAAACACGCTGAAGATCATGAGACAAATCATCATCATGCACAAAGTCACGATCAAACTCATTTATCTCATAAATATCTCCCACCTGAGACTCACGGCGCAAACCCTCCCAATACAACTCACACGCCTGCTCAATCTCCCACAAACTAAGCCCATCCGCAGTCAAGCCCTGCTCGGCAAACGCTCTGTGGAAGTAACGCTCAGTAAACGGGAAACGGTCATCGACGGGCGGACGAGAAGAATCTGCGTACACACGCCGTGGTTTATTGTTCAATGACTTAATAGCCACCTGAATATCCTTTCTGACGAGAGCGAACTTGGGGCGCCGACTAGGACGCCCCAAGAACGCTCGTTTTCTGTTTACTTTCCGTACATATCCAGTACGGCAACAATCTCGTTCTCCAAGGAACGAATCTTTGCTTGCGCTTCAGCGAACTTGACCATCCAATGCATTGACGCATCAGACAACTTTTTGTTGTTCTCACGCAACTCTTGGATAATCAGATCCTGTTCCAGAATCAGACGCTCCGTATCTCTTGGTGAATTCAACTCCCACACTTTCATTTACTTCCCCTTTCCTGGGAACATTAGATGAATAGAAATTGCGACCACAGCCACCCACACGAGGGCGAACTTTTGCTCATAGGACATTATCTTTGACCTCCTGTTGATCTCGCAGAATTGCCTCGTGAAGACAATCAACGAATCTTTGGAACATGACAGTATCTGACTGGTTTTCTTGGTAGCACCCATACCAGAATCTTGCTTCGGCAAGGCACACCTGAACGGTTCTTTCTTCAAACATAACTACCTCCTGATAGTTGGGCAGTTTAGAGACATGCCCAGGTCGACGGGTTAGAACAGAATGCTGGTTGGATCTGAAATGAACTCAATCATGACAGCCATGTCATCACCAAGCGACTCCAAGAACCCAAGACCGAACTCGTCAGCCACAGCATCAGCAGAAGTGCCATACAGCATCTCCAAACGCTCCATCAGGAACTCCTGACCAGCATCGTAGATCTCATGGATCTCCAACTCATACTCAGAAACCTCGAAGTCCGTATACTCGGACTCCTCGTGTTGCTGTTGTTCCAACATGACACTTACCTCCTGTTCAACTTCATCAATAAATGACATTGCTTTACCTTTCGTTTAGTGGTTGATAATTACAATTACAGTTTGATGACCGTGGCACCCAAAGTGTCACGAACAACTGACAGAACCTGATCCAGGTTTTGGGTTTCTTTGGTCAATTCGTTTTCCGCAGTCGCCAAAGCACTCTTGACAACATTGAACTGACTCATCAGAGTCCAGCAGGTTCGACGCAACTGATCCGCCGACATTTGCTCAATCTCCGAATTAGTAGGAACATGAATTTCAACTGACATAACTTACTCCGTTTCTTTAGTGGTTGATAAACGAGCAGTTTCAAGACATGCTCAGGTCAACTAAACCCTAGATCTCAGGCAAAGCCAGAATCTCATCAGCGTCAAGGTCCGGGAAGATCTCCCCAAACCACCAACGAAGATGAGCACCCTCACCAAAGCGAGAATCCAAACGCTGCGCAACAGCCTGCCAGTAGTCACAAGACTTACCGAAAGTGCCAGTCACGCACATCGAACACTTGTTACAAGCCAAAGGAACACTCACAACAAACTCCAATCTGAACGGTGGTTGAAAGAAAGAAACCCTAACCCCACAAGGGGGTTCTGATTTCATGACCATGAATCAGAACCCCCAAGAGAACACCTCAGGCAAAGATGCCGTTAGCGAAATCCGCAGGACAACACCACTCAGCCACCTCAGTAAACAGAGGATCCAAAGTGATCACAGGAATACCCTTAGACTCGACGGGCACAAACCCATCAACCATGACCGCTGTGCAAGTCTCACAAGCCCCACAAACAAGAACCTGATCAACATGGGTTGGATAGAAAGTCCCAGGCGTCTCACAGAAACAACAAGGAACAGGAAGAAGGTTCGCACGCTCCGCAAGGAACAAGTTGAACTCACTGAAAGATGAACTAGACATGATAATCTCCAATCGTGGTGGTTGAAAGAAACCATAACCCAAACAAATGGGTTCTGATTTCGTGAATACGAATCAGAACACATTCACCAAACACACACACATAGGCGACCACACAAACGGGGTTGACCTTTTACATGGGTGGGGGCACGGGTGTTTGTGCTGTTAGGTGGCGTTATGTGGGTGGTTATTGTGTTCTGTACCTGGTGGGGGGCATGGGGG